TTAAAAATTGATGTATTTTGCGAATTTATCAGCCACTTGATCACGTTGTTTTTCAGTTACGTGAGCGTAAATATCCATAGTTGTTTTAATGTCTCCGTGACCTAATCTATCTTGTACTTCTTGAATAGAAAGGCCAGCCTCAAATAAAAGAGAACAATGAGTGTGTCTAAACCCATGAACTTTAATTCTCTTAAAATTATTCTTCTCACAAATTAAGTCTAATGCTTTATTGCAATGCTCGGGGTATAGCGGTTTATTATCACGTATAGTAGTAAAAACATGTTGATGTTTATCAGAGGTATTGTGACCATATTTAAGGGACTCCACTCTTTGATAAGTGCGCCATGATTTCAATACACTTGCAGTTTTATCATCAATACTTATTGTTCTATGAGATGATTTAGTTTTAGGCTCTTGTATTACCAGTTTATAATTTGCACCTCTTGCGCAAGTTTTATTAATAGATATGGTTTGTTTAGTAAAGTCAATATCGTTCCATGTTAAAGCCATTAATTCCCCACGTCTAAAGCCAGTAAAAGCTAATGTTCGAAAAATAGCATAATATAATGGGTCATCTTCAACAAAAGTTAAAAACTGTTTCAATTCATCACTTGAATAATACTTCATAGACGCGTCTTGTTGCGTTTCTTTTTTTCTAGGTGCTTTTGTATGTGTAAATGGATTATCAGCGATTATCTTAAGGCTTACGGCATATTTAAACACATTAGATGTGTATATTCGTAAAGCTTTAATATCAGAGTACTTTTTGTTCCATTTATTAATAACTTTTTGGCAGTATGGCACGGTTATTTTCTTAATAGGTATATCATTAAAATGTTTTAATATAGCTGTATCAAATAAAGTTAAAACACGTTGATATGTGCTCTCTCTAACTGTATGTTTGTACTGTTCAAGCCATAACTCATATACTTCTTTAAACGTCGTTATATCGTTGTTTAGAAAGCCGTTTTGGCTTACCTCTGTTTGAAGTTTTGCCTCTGCAATCTTAGCTTCTCTTTCAGTTTTAAAGCCTCGTCTAGTGGTTCTCTTTTGTTTACCCGTAATTGGATCAGTCCCTAAATATGCAACAAACATATAGGCAGTAGAACCGTCTTTCTTCTTGTATTTCTTAATCATTTCAATCAATCCTTTCTATTGCCTGCAACGCGTGAGATTGGATTGACACGCCGTTAAGGAATGGCTACCTCGTGGCGTGATGATTAAAATTAAGGGTGTATTTTTAAGCAACTTTAGTCCAGATGATACCAATCTAATGTATTTCTTTTTAAGTTTTTATCATCGATGGCTGAGTGATAAAAGTCCTTAGGATTCTTGATTCTTGGATATTTACTCTCAAGATAAACCTCTATTAACTTTTTAATGGTTATTAAATCATCTTTATCTAAAATGTTGTAATAATACATAGATTTTTGGGTTAACTTTTGTTTTTCAATAGTTTGTGAATTAGTTAAAAAGTGCCTTCCGTAGAATATTTCGAAGTCATTTTGAGATAACAACCAAGATAAATCGTAATTGGGCAATTCAATAAACTCTATTTCCTCCGATGCTCTATCCATTTTTACTTTGTTTTCATAAATTGTTTCTACATTACTAGTATTTTCATTGTACAATTTGCGATTCATTTCATTGTAGTAACTTTCAAAACGTTCATAAATGGAGTTTTTCTCGCTTTCATTTAAATTACTATCTGTTGCATTAACAAAATCAGAGAGTAGAGCCTTTATTTGAGAAAAAATAAATTCTTCACCTTTATCTGAATTAAAGTATTTTTCTCTCAAAATACGTAAAAAGCCATAGGCAATATCGAACAATATATTGATTGATGGATATTTTCTTTGGAAATTTTCTAGCTTGCTTATATAGGTTGTAGAAACGCCAGTGATTTTCGAAAGTTTATTAATAGATACTTCATTTTCTTTTCTCTTTGTTTTTAAAATTTCTCCAAACTTCATTATTAACACCTCAAGTACATAATACCAATATAACTTTGTACATACAAACAATAAATATATTTGTTGACAATTCAAAAAGTATGCTTTAACATATGATTTGTACTTACAAACAAAAAAAGTACAAATGTACAAATAAAAGGCGGTGATATAAATGAACAACAATTTAAGTATGTATATAGGTATCAAGAAAACAAGTGTTACTAAAGTTAGTAAAGATACAGGTATAGCTAGAAGTACATTACATGACTTATATCATTGTAAAAATCAGAATCCAGATACTAAAACTGTAATGAAACTTTGTGTGTATTTTAATATAACACCTAATGAATTTTTTGGTATTGAAAAAGAGGTGAATGATCATGACACAACTATTAAGCAATGAAGCTAGTCAACAACTAGTTAATAGCATAGTTAATATCGCTGAAAAATTAGCTTTGGAAAAAGTTAAGCAATCACGTAAGCGATATCTTATTCAGAAAGAAGTAATGGAAGAGTACAACGTGACTCATAAAGTCATAACAGAATGGGAAATGAAAGGCTTACGAAAAGTTAAAATCGGTAAAACTATTCGCTATGACCGACATGACATTGAAAATGTAATTGAACAAATGAAGAATTGAAACGCCTGCAACGCGTGAGAAGTCAAACTTATTATGGAGGTTAATATGAAAAATGTTTTATTGATGGTATTACTCGCCTATTTTTTACTAAGCACATTGGATTTCCATTTAGCAATAACAGCCTATTTTTACTGTGTACTAACGTTGCTTGGAATTGAAGGTTTAAAAAATATGGAGGTATTTAAGTATGGAGAATAATTTATTTAAAGAGATTTATGAAACTCTAGAATCAACTGTTAATGATCCTCGTTCAGAATTTGAACACAAAGTTTCGCAAGACGGTAAAGAACGTGTTGAAGTGTATAACAGAGAGCAACATTTACAGTTTGTTTGTGAAGTGGTTATGGAAATGATTGAAAATAATATTGTTTTTGAAGGGGAGAATGAATGATGAAACTATTTAAAAAGAAATATAATCATAAAAAAGTTAATCGTGTGAAGGATGTAATTCTATATACAGCGAATGCTATTGAAGCTGACACCTATGGAAAAGCAATTGAATTGCTAAAAGATAACAACAAGCACAAAGCCATCGAAATTATGTATGAGAGATTAATTGAAGCACAAAAACAAGAGTATGAATTGAAATTACAATTAAAAAAAGCGTCTAGTGAGAACTTTGGCGAGGAATCACTAAACGCATAGAATTAATATTTAACAACAGAGTAATTCAGAAATTACACATTTTCATTATAACATCTTTGCTCTGTTGTTTCATTAGAGGTGTAGAAATTGAAGAAAATTAAATTAGAACACGATACAACAGTTAGTGTTGTTTGGTATGAAAGTCTAGATGCACGATCATTTAAGCAATTTTCACAACCAAAGTGGAGTGAGCTTATGAATAGATTATCCATACCGCAATATAACTCAAATAAGTATGTGCGAGGTTTAGCGGTATACGGTGATGTTTCTGATAGTGATGATGTAAAGAAACTTCGTAAAGATGACAATGTGATTTATCGTGATGTCATTGCATTAGATTATGATGATATTAATGACATTAAAGAGATTTATGAGGCTATTAAAGAGCGTTTAAGCGACATCAGTTATTTTTGGCATACTACATTCAGTCATAGTAAAGACAATCACAGAATCCGCCTCTATGTGCCTGTGAGTGAACGTTTAAAACCCTTCTATTACCGTAGTTATACAAGGGTATTAGCTGAACGCATTGGATTTAAAGTAGATGAAGGTAGTTATCAACCAAGTCGAGCTATGGCGTTGCCTGTCGTACAGAGTAAAAACCACCCTTTTTTATACAGATATAATGACGCTCCAATTTTGGATTCTTCTACTTTAGAACGATGGTCAAAAGAATGTGCAGCTAAAGAGTCGCAAACTGCAGACACGCCTATTTTTAAACATCTTAAAAGACGTGATAACGATTTTTGGAAGTCGATTGCATTTGGAGTTTCAACGGGCAATCGTAACCAAACATTAACATCATTGATTGGTGTGTTGCTAAATAGACGTGTACCAGATCCACTAGTATACGCGTATTGTTATATGTGGAATGAAAATTGCAAGCCTCCATTAAGTTCAAGAGAATTTAATGCCACATTTGAATCTATATACAAACGAGAACATCGATAAGGAGGTTTAGTATGGGAGTATTTCCAGACTATTTGGAAGATAAAACAATATTTGATGAAAAAGATTTCTTTGATGGAAATAGATTTAAATTTTATGAGTTCGCATTGTTTCTTTTTGAAGAATATCATGGTTGCTATATCGATAATCGTCCCCATGTATTTACAGGCAAGAAATATGAACCACTCAATATAGATGTAGTACGTAAAATGACAATTAAATATATTCCGTCATTAAGAGAACAACAAAATAAAGAAGTGTATCAAAAGTTAAAAACATTATGTTTAGGTAACTACCGAAGTCAATGTCCAGCACGCTATATAGGCTTGAAAAATGGTATATACGACACTGTGGAAGAAAAGTTAAAACCATTTAGTCCTGATTACTACATTACTAATATTATTGATGTTGATTTCGATAAAGATGCACAAAGTGACTTGATAGAGAAGTTTATTAAAGATATTTCAAACGAAGATGAAGAAGTTGAACAACTCATTTATGAAATGATTGGTTATGGTTTATATCGTGATAATTTTTTACAAGTCGCATTCTTTTATTATAGTCCTGGTGGGAATGGCAAAACTACTTTACTTAAATTATCACATTATTTCTATAATCCTGAAAACACCACTGCATTATCATTCAATGACTTAAACGATAAATTTAAACCTGCAAACTTACAGGGAAAATTAGTTAATATTGCTGATGATATAGATCCAAATCGAATCAAAGACACAGGTAACTTCAAAATTATTGTGACTGGGAATTATATTACTCTTGAGTTTAAAGGACAAGACGCATTCGAGTTTAAACCATATGTAAAACTAATATTTGCCAGCAACGAATTACCCATGAGTAATGATAAGAGTGAGGGCTTTTATAGACGTATGGTTATCATTCCTATGTTGCGTAAATTTGGTAAAGGTGGGCAAAAGAAAGATCCAATGTTAATAAACAAATTGACTACACCACATAATATGTCCGCATTATTGAATTTAGCATTAAAAGGTTTGAAGAGAACGCTAGAAAATAATGAGATCATAGAACCTCAAATTGCTAAAAAAACTAAAGAAGAATATCAACATGATAATAATCCAGTCCTTCAATTTATTGAAGATGCAGAAGATAAAGATTATAGACAATTACCAGTAGTTGAAGGAAGAAATACTGATAAGGCATATGAAATATATCAAATATGGTGTGCCAATAATGGCTATCATCACATGAATAAAATGAATTTTTCTAAAGAATTATCAAAATTAGGCTACAAATCTGTAGCTTATTGGTCAAAAGCTCAAGAGAAAACTAAAAGATTCTATGTGAAAGATACAACCAATGTAATATACGATTCTAACGGAGTTATATTAAAAACCTTACATTAAACTGTAAGGAATAATAGAAAGGTGTAAGGCGTAAAAGCGTTGATATCACAAAGTTTATTGTGTCTACCTTACACCTTACACTTAAATAATAACTCATAAGAATAATAAAGCACCTATATAAATTTATAAAAATTGGCGTATTATCTGTAAGGTGTAAGAAATACAGTGTAAGTGTTGATATAAAAGGTTTTATTACATTACAGGTTAGTGTGAGAATAAATAATATACTGTGAGGTTGTGTAATGAAAAAGATTAAAAAAGAATTAGTGAACTATATAAAAGATAACGCTGGTACATCATTTGTAGAAATAGAGAAAATATTCGAAGAAAACAATTTTGATTATAAAGGTAATGGAGCATATACAAGTGCAGAGAGTAGTCATATCGTATATTGGTATGGATGGAATAGACAAGCTTTCAATATAGTAAGTGAATTAGTCAATGACGATTTAATTCAGATGAATAGATGTGAACCGATTATATACATGGTGGATGGTAAAGGTTTAAGTCTGCCCATAGCGAATAACAAGAATATAGAAACTGATTATTGGCTACCAGTGGTATTTAATATTTCTAAAAAGGAGAAAACGCAATGAACATAGAAACTATCGCGAATCAATTTGAAACAAGAGCAGGTACGTTATTAAGGTATTATACAGGATTGTTAGAAAGTAGTAGAGATAACCACTTCGCTTTTAAAATATATAATGATCCATTTGATATAGTTTATGTGATGATGAACGGAAAGCTATTCGGTCATGTATATATTAAAGATTGCAAAGTGAGAAAGTCATTTGAATTAGCGTCTCCTAAGCACACAGAGGGGCTTATAAGAAGTATAGAGGGGCATTACACAGGATATGATTTACATGATGGTACAACGCTTTCTATAAGCGATATGATGGCTAAAAGTCTATTTGAAGATGAGTATTTCATGTATGGATTAGAAACATTTGCGGAAAGTAATAATACAGATATGTTTGAGTACATGGAAGGTGGAGTGAATGTTAAGGAGTTAGAAGGGGTTCAGTCTAGTAATGCTGATGTGATAGGTAACATTGTAGTGTTGTATCAATTAGCTACGGGGATTAATGAACCCGCACAGGAGCTTGTTGAGGGGCTTAAATTAGTAACGGAATTTGTACAAGATGAAAAGGCTACACGAGAGGATTACAAAGCGTTAGAACGTAAATTGAATGATTTAAAGGCATCGTATTATAACTCGAGTAAGTAGCAATCACAGGGCTGCATGTTGTTTGTAGCCCTATATAAATACTAACTAAATTTATCGAAAACTAAAATATGCTAATGTTCGTGATTTGAATAAAGGGGCAAAAGGCTTTTGTTCGTATTTTGTTCGAAAAATTTAGTGGGAACATTTGTTCTTTTGGCATTGGTTTGTATTTTTGCAATAAACCCCTTAGATGTTGATTTTGAAGTGAAAATGAAATAATGCTAAACACCTGATATAATGCGACTTATAGCGAACATAAGTTTGTTTTAACAGTGTAATTTTGGTATAATTAGAGTAAGCAAATAACAGAAAGTGTGGTGAGAGAATGAGCGAATTTGAAGTAAACGAAAAGACGTACAACTTACCGAATGAACACCGCCAAGTACTCAATGTGATAAGAAATACGTCTAATAAATATATTACTAAAACAAAGCTGCTTAATCAATTAGGATATGAAGTCAATAAGGCTAACAATAGGTGGTTAACACAAGTCATTACAAGCTTAATCATTAATTATCATTATCCTATCGGATATAGCTATAAAAAAGATGCTAGAGGCTATTACATCATTAAAACACAAGTTGATAAGATAGAAGCTATCAAAAGTATTAAAGGCTTAATTGAGGGCAGTCAGAACCGTTTAAAAGCCCTAGAAGAAATTGAAGTATAAATAAAAACTAATAGAGAGTAGGTATATTTGACTATGCAACAAACAGAAGTTTGGAATATTTTCTTTGATGACAGCAAATACCAAGAATTATTGAATAGAGTAGAGAGGTTATTAAAAGAATCTTCAGAAATGTTTTTAAAAGGATATCGTTTAGATGCTATTGATAAACAACAAAAGCCTAAGATTAAAGAATTAGAAAATGAGTTTAAGTCTTATGCGCAGACACGTTTAGAAGGTATTGCCAAACGAATTGATGAAATTGAAAAAGAAACTACAACGGATAAAGTGCAGAATCCACAAGAAGAATTAATTCGTCGCCAAAACTTACAAGCACGTTATGACTTTTATAGTAATGGTGAAATTATGGATCATATTAATACAGTAGACGCTCAAGAAATCGATATTTTCGAGTTAAGTCTTTTACAAAAGATTATTTCAGAACGTTTCAATGATACTGAAGAACAACAGGTAGCGCATGCGTTTGAAGTGTTAAAACAAGGCGTATTGTACCCATATGAAAACAATAGTGAATATGAAAAGCTAGCCTATGATTATAGTGTTATTGATCAAGTTGGTATGAAAAATAGTGGCGTTGTGGTTACAAAAGGTACGGATTATGAGGGTGTTACACTCAAGACATTAAGTGACCGTTATAATGAGGAACTTAAACGTGTTAGTAACTAGTGCATTGGATAAACCATTTAAAAGGACAAAATAAAGAAGTAGCCTATCCTTTTGGGTAGGCTCTCTATATAGGGGTGGATAAATGAAACTGAAAATGGCAAGGAAAGTTTTATATTATCGTAATAATGGCAATAAGCTATCCGAGTATCAACTATTGACACAATATAACCCAGTGTTTATTAATAAGAAAATTCAGATGTGTGAGTTTCAAATCGAGAGTATGTATCATATGAATACGTCTACGACAACGTGTGATGAAATATTCGGCGTTGTATCCGTCTCTTATCCTATTGAAAAGTTGGCTATTAAAATTATTGAAGCGAAAGCTGGCTTAGTAAATTATAAAAAACGTTCTATGCGTAATATGGAGATATTAAAGTCTGTCCTTAATCAATATTCTGAAAAAGAAAAGAAACAAGTTGTAAGATACATGCGTTCTAATGGTCGATATAAGCCCTATAACGTGATTGAACGACTACAGGTCGATTTATACCACCTCAACATTAAACAACGTATAGCGCGTCAAAAACAAAGGGATATGATGATTGAAAATAGTAAGCGTGAACATGTTAATGCGTATCATAAGAAACCCATGTTAAAAGTGGTGTAACTATGGATAAGCAGCACATAAAAGACTTCATATTTCGCTATCATAAGCAAATTGATAATGATGACACACTAAAAGATGATGATTTCAACACTGATGACTTCTTTAACGTTGGCAATACGGTTACAAACGAATGGATAGAAACTGATAATGTAGATGATCACATTCTAAAGAATCACTTAGAGATGTTAGTTGACCAAGTCGCTACAGATAAAGAGTTCTATATCTTCGATGCTTTATTACATGGGCGTAGTTACAAAGACATCAGTCTAGTTTTAGAATGTTCCACAGAATCAGTGAGACAATGGTTTGGGAAATTATTAGATAAAATAATGGAGGTGATAGAATGAGTGAATTAACGCCTAGACAAGTCCATTTTGTGAATGAGTATATTAAGACACTAAACATCACGCAAAGCGCTATAAAAGCAGGCTATGCGCCAAATTCTGCACATGTGACAGGGAGTAGATTGTTACGTAATGAAAAGGTGAATGAATATATCCAAAGTCAACAAGATAAAGTAATGGACGATAGTATTTTAACTGCTAAAGAGCTATTACATCTGTTAACCAATGCAGCAGTCGGTGATGAGACCGAAACAAAAGAAGTGGTGGTAAAGCGAAGTTCATTTGAAAAGAACCCAGACACTGGACGTATGAACCTCGTTTACAATGAACATGTGGAGCTTGTAGAAGTGCCAATTAAGCCTAGTGATAGATTGAAAGCAAGAGATATGTTAGGGAAGTACCATAGCTTGTTTACAGATAAATTAGATGTGAGTCTTGTAGCACCAGAATTTGTTGATGATATTCAGTAGAAGATTAATGCAAAACCACTGCCTTTAATTAGGTGGTGGTTTTTTATGGAAAATTGAATACAGTGTTAAATGTTAAAAATTTGTTCGGAGATACTCAAGAAAGAACTAGAGAACAAAGAATTGGCAGAGCTTGCTGGAGTTATTAACATCAGTGATTAACAGAGTCCAAATTTGGACTCTGTTAATTCAAATGATAGCAAACGTTATTAGCTATTATAATTTTTGTGTTTTTACTTGAAATAATACTGACAGTTTTTTTATTTCATTTAGTTCGCCTATTTTCAAAGGATTAACGATTATACATGGAATATTAATTGTTGTATTTCTCACTAGGCAGATAAAAAGAAAAGTTTTTTGATATATTAATAAAATTATTTTTTAGTATGTGAACCACCCTAATTATTAAGGGTGGTTTTAATAAAAGTTTCGTGAGAAATGAACATTACTAAAACTTAGTGCAAGTATATTAGGGGGCCCCTCAAATTTGAGGAATCTAATGTTGTAGAATTTGAAATTTAAGGGAGTCAAAACGCAGAATTACGTTATGATAAATGTGATATTGTAACGTTATAAATCAATCAAGGCTCAAAAATGAGCTGTGATAATAAATATAAATTGCGTAGTGAAATGTGACGATAACCATCGTTTTTTATTCAATTCGAAATAGGACGAAGATTGAAACATGTTAAAGAAAACGATAATATGATAGGCTAAATATCGGGATGTTTATTAAGGGATTGTTTAAATTCTGAATAAGGAGTTTTTACAATGTACAAAAACTTAAGAAAAATTGCCACTGCTAGTATTGCGACTTCTCTTTTGATGGGGCCTGTTTATTTTACGGTAGAATCAGGTAAAGCTAATGCTGAAACTGTTAAAGCAGTTGATGAGGAAATGAAACAAAGAGAAAAAATTGGAAATGCTTTATTAGAAGAAATAGATAATAGTAAACAAGACTTTAAAGATCCGAGTGTGGCTGAAAAATTAAAAGGACAAGTTAGAGATTATAAAAATGGGGTAGCAGAGAGAGGCAAAGCTACTATAACGGCGAAAGCTGGAGCTAAAGCTATAAGAGCTACTGTTAATAAAATTGGAGAAAAAGCTTGGAATAAATTAGTTGCTAAAATAGAAAATACTACTGGCACAAAGTTAGTTATGTTCCATTATCAAAGTATTAATAAGTTTTGTGACATTTTAACGGGGTTTGAAGGTAATTTAGCTGATGGTATAGCTACAGGATTAACTAATAATTTTGGTTTCAATAAACAATTTGCTTATATTGTAGCTAGAGCATTCATTGCTATTGTATTGTAGGTGTACTTGTGATGAGCACCAATAAAAAAATCTATTTGGCGTTTTTAGTAATAACTTTTATTATTTATATATCTTTACCTGTTATTATTGGGGAGAATACATTTGATGCTCGCTTGTTTGTTATTTTCCCCTTACTGTTTTTTGGAGCGTTCTTGTTTTCATCTAATAATAAGAAGAAATGAATTAACACTCATAAATTTAAGATGAGTGTTTTGGCCTATGAAACAAGTGTATATGCCTTTTAACTATCTTTATATTAATAGTGGAATTGAAGCTTGTTTTTACATTATAATGTATATGTAGAGGACTTACTAGCTCATGGCAGTGAGTATCCGACTGTGTTTAACCACCCGTACTAGTTAAGGGTGGTTATTTTTTCTGCAAATATGATTTAAATAAGAGTGTAGAACAATTCGTTTCAACCATGTTAAGTATGGTTTCATGAAAGGCATAATATAAAGATGCTTAAAGAGTATAGTTCAAGAAAGTTACAGTAAATTTTGTTCTTTCTACATAACTTAAAAATCAGCAAGAGGATTATTAAGCATTTTTACTATTTCCAGAATATATAGAAGTATAGTATCATTAAATTAAGGTCAAGTTTTTTGATGTTTAGTGCTATTAAATAATTTATTTTGATTTTTTGGTCAAATAGTAGGTTAACCTTCTGATATACTTCATTTTATTTAGTGGTTATTCAATTAAATATACTTTATCTATAAATGCACAATTACTATTAATTATCATAAAGTATGGAGGTGTTTTAAATGACTACTCGTATAGATATTGAAAAGAAAGTTTTGGATTGGGCTATAGAGAAATCAAATAAAGATTATAAGAAGATTCAAGAGAAATTTCCTAAAATTGAGGAATGGCGTTCAAAAATAACAAATCCAACTTTTAAACAAGTTGAAAATTTAAGTAGTTTCCTAAACATCCCTTTTGGTTATTTATTAGTTAAAACACCTCCTAAAGAAGATATAGAACTTTTAAAATTTAGGACAATTAATTCTGAAGAACGAAAGTATACATCTAGAGAATTAGTTGATACTATTACCGATATGGAAATGAAACAAGATTGGATGAAAGAATATTTAATAAAAGAAGGATATGAAAAAAACCATATAGTTAATCAATTTAAGAATAATTCAGATCCAGTGGATTTAGCTATAAAATTAAGAGAGCTTATTGACTTACCTGTGACATGGTATAAAGAGTGTAAAAAAAATAATGTATTTGCTTATTTAAGAAACAAAATAAGTTATAATGGCATATTAGTAATGCAAAATGGAATAGTGGGGAATAATACTCATAGAACTTTAAGTGTAAAAGAATTTAGAGCGTTTTGTTTAATAGATGATTATGCACCATTGATATTTATCAATGCAAAAGATAGTGAAAATGGTAAAATCTTTTCATTATTGCATGAGTTAGTTCATATCGGCTTAGGTGTTGAAGATATTTATAATGAAAGTAACATAAATAACGATTATTCTGAAGTTGAAGCAATGTGCAATAAAATCGCTTCAGAAATTTTAGTTCCTTCAGATGAATTTGTTTATAAATGGAACAATGAAAAGTTAAAAAATAGTAAGGATAAAATTAGAAGTTTATTAAATGAATTTAAAACTAGTGAAATTGTAATAGCTAGAAAAGCTTTAGATTTAGGATTTATAGATAAATATCTATACAATGAAATTTTAGATGAAACATTATTTATTATTAATAATTATTATAAGCCTAAGTCTAGTGGAGGAAACGCTATCAATAATGCCAAATCAAGAATTGATTCTAATTTTGCTATTGCGCTTTCTGATGGATTGAAAAGTGGTAAAGCACTTTACAGTGATATATATAAACTGACAAGTATAAATAATAAAATGTTTGAAAAAGTTATTGAAAGTATAGGGGGAGACTAATGCAAAATGATTGCTCTGAGAAATTTATATTAGATTCAAATTGCTTTATAACCCCTTCTAAGCAATTTTATGGTTTTAATCTCGTCCCTACTTTTTGGAAACATTTAAAAGATAGTAGAAATTACCAACATTTACACATTATAGACCGAGTCAAAAATGAACTTTGTCATGAAAAAGAAGATGAGAAAAAAGACGATATTCAAAATTGGATAGAAAATCATTATAAGGGTGAAGTACTTAATACAAGTGATCAAGATATTGTCGATAATTATAGAAGAGTTTTAGATTATGTAAAAGACTGCGGCATATATAAAGAGAGTGCTTTCACACAGTGGTCAAATATTAAAGTTGCCGATCCATGGTTGATAGCAACTGCAATGAAATATGGTTATACTATAGTAACTTTTGAAAAGAAAGATAATATACAAATAAATAACAAAATTAAATCCGCTAAAATTCCTAATGTTTGTGAACATTTTGGAGTTCAGTATTGCTCTTTGTACCAGATGATGGGTAAATTAGGTATTATTATTTAGGAGTTCCATTTATGTTGATTTTTACTTATTATCAAATTAAACAGTTGAATTCAAACGTCACTTTCGAGTGGCGTTTTTGTACACCGAGAAAAATCCTGTGTTGCAGTGGGAAATGAGATTGCGCAATTATGTAAGCTATAAAATGTATGATCTTTAGAAGATAATTAAGCAATATGGAAATGATTCGGAGGAAGTTATGAAAGAGAAAAAATTCATTATTATGATAAGCAGTATTTTAGGGGTTATGTTACTACTGTTTATGGTATTTGAACTAGCAGCTATATTTAATACAAATTTAACTGAAAGTTCAAATCGTAGTTTAGAAATTTCAATAGCTTTATTTTCCATGTTTGCTACATTTGCTGGTGCTTATCTTGGTGCTAAGATTTCAGGAGATAATGCTAGCAAACTATTAGAAAAAGAATATGAAAAGAAATCTTTTAAAGATAGAGAAAAGATAAAAATAAGACTCAGTATGTCTATGGATTTCATTGTGAAGATTAATGATAGAATTGTTAAAGCTTACTCAACGAAAAGAATTGCAAGTCGATTACATATAGAAAAAGAATTTTTGGTAGATGAAAAATATAATATTAAAATGCATAGAGCTAAAAACAAAGTTTATTTCAAAAATAAATATTGTGAATATGATAAATGTGTAGTGAACGAGATAAAGTTACCAACAAGAAGTTATGAAGAATTAACTGAATATATTAGTATAATTGATGAAATTATTTATAGTAATGAAATGATTGAATTAAATTCGAAAGAACAAAAACAATTATTTATATTTAAGCAAGTGTTGAAAAATATTTTTACATTAATAGAGCAAGGTGATTCAGGTGAATATGTGATAAATGTGTATAAAAACAGTAGAGAAAATGCATTGATAGAATATTTGGTGCAATTAAATATTCTACTAATAGATATTCAAGAGTGGTGTATGGAAAGTATACGAAAGTAATAAAATTATAAATAGGAAAATAAAAAAATATCAAGAGTAAAAACATTTTTTGATAATAGTGTTACTCAAACGCGGAAGTGCACAAATTTATTTTTAACATTTCATACCTAGTATATTGATTAAATATGACCTCACACGTTGCAGGCAGTAAATACGTATTTGAATACGTTAATTATGAAGTGATGTTAATTGATGAGAAGTATTAAGCTATAAAAACACTGTGATATCAATTGTTATAAGTTAATATAAACTAACGAAAAACACTCATTTCATCGAGTGGGAATAGTATTTTAAAAAGAAGAAACCCTTTAACCGCAATGGTTAGAGGGTTATTTGTGTGAGTTGAGGGTGGAAAAAGGGAGATGTGGAATGAGCTAGAGAACAAAGAAACAGCAGAACTTGCTAGAGTTATTAAAACAACAGTGATTAGCAGGGTCCAAATTTGGAATTTGTTAATTCAAATGATAGTATAAGACAATTATATCCATAATTTAATGCGTTAAATTGACGTAAGGAAGATAAGTATTTTTATGCTGTTATAAATCAAGCAAAGCTCAAAAATGAGCTGTGATAATAAATATAAAATGCGTAGTGAAATGTGACGACAATCATCGTTGGTTAATCAATTCGAGATTGGACGAAGATTAAAACATGTTAAAGAAAATGATAATATGATAGGCTAAATATCGGGATGTTTATTAAGGGATTGTTTAAATTCTGAATAAGGAGTTTTTACAATGTATCAGTTTAATAATTCAAAAGTTTTAAAGGGGTCACTTGCAATCGTTATTGCTACTGGTCTAATTGTAAGTTCAGGAGTAACTAGTGAGTATTCCTATGCAAAAGAAACTAATGTTACGCATCCATCTAAAAAAAGTTCAGGTGAAATTGTTAAATTGAATGATAATACAGCTAGAATTGATTTGAATAAAGGCATTGACTTTACTGTTGATAAAAATGGAGTAGCAACATTAAAAGATGTAAATACTGGTAAAAAGGAAATTTTGCCATCAACTGCAAAAGATAAAAATGGTAAAAATGTTACGCTGATTTATTATGAAAAAGGCGGTAAATTAGGAGTTTATGTTCAGAAAGCACAAGAAGATCGCGGCATTGGAAAATGCGTTTCTGGTATAGCAGGTGGCGCAGTTACAGGAGGTACTACCTTAGGTCTAGCAGGCGCAGGAGTTGGAACTGTTACGCTTCCATTAATTGGTACAGTTGGTGGAGGAGTAGTAGGGGCTGTTGGTGGTGCTGTCGGCGGTGGACTAACTGGTGGAGCTACTTTTTGCTAA